CCGCCGGAACGCCGCCCGGAAGCGGTCGCACGTCGGTTCACATTGCCACCCGCTCCACTCCGATCCGATGAGCGCCCCTTCTTCAAGGCAGTCGTACCACCACTGGTGGAACGGGTCGAGCGTGTGGTGCTTTTGCTCGGAGAGCCCTTGCGTGGCGGGCGCGGCGTTGAAATCGAGCCCGCTTGTATCAAAATCAAGCAGGTAACGGAGTAGATAGGGGTACCCGTCTCGCTCCATTCCTTCCCGCATGTCTTGGAAAAATTTTCGATCTTGTTTGCGACCGTCTCCGACTGAAAAGACCGCAAAACGTCTCTCGTCGTGTGATGCGGGCACAAGCCAATCTTCGTTTCCGATAATGACCACTCGCGTTTTATTGTGAACGGTGTACGGTTCTTTCCCTTTGTGTTCGATGACATGTTCCCTCCCGGTGATTAGATCCTTGAGTGCGCCTTCCGCTTGCTTGTCCCCCGACCAAAAAGCTTCATCCAAAGCAAAGAGCAGACAGTTCTCCAAGTGACCGTTGAAATTCCCGAGCAGATAACGTCGGTTGGAAGTGAGGAGAAAGTGTCCGCCCAATAGCGCCCCGACTCGCTCAATGAAAGCGTTTTTCCCGGTCCCCTTGCCTCCGCGAAACACGAGTGCGACGAGTGGTTTTTCCCATGGGCGTTGAATGAGGTGAGCACAGTATCCCACGAGCCATCGGAATACTGCGTCGTCACCTCCACAGAGATTGGTTTTCGCGTGATCCAGCCAGGCTTCGATGGCGGGATGGGATGCATAGCGGGGCGCAGGTTGACACGCGAATCCGCGCCAGAGGTTGTAAAAGCGGGGCGGGGCAGGCTGCTGAGGCATGAATACCAATCCATCGTAGTCCCTCCGTTCCGTGGATCGTAGCCACCAGTCGGCTACGGACTTGGTTTTATCGCCGATCGTCATGAGTTGATTCGCGAACTTCGCCGAGAACGACCCCGCCGCCAGATGCTCCAGCTTGTACCGGCCTTGGGCATCCGTCGTTTCCCATAAGATATGATGCCCCCCGCCGGCGGTCACAAACGCGAACTCCTTATTGAGCGCCGCGAAGGGGTGACTCGCCCCGTTGACCGTGGGCTCGGGGATCGGTTCAAACTGCACCTCGGGGGCGGCCGCCCCGATCGGTTCCACCCCGTATTTGTAGGCGTTCATCACCTTGGTGTGCAGATCGTCATCCGACCAGGGCGGCTGGCAGCGCGGATTCCAATGCTCGCTCATGAGATCCACCGCCGTCTCCGCGTCCACACCAATGTCTTTGACCGCGCACGCGACCTTGAACGTCGTCTCGTCTCCGCCCTGACCCTCCACCGCGACCGGCGCGAGCGCCAGATACGCCAGCACCCGCTCCACCGCACGCGGCACAGGGGCTAGGGGAACAGCGGGAGTTGGTTGGGGTCGCTCGCCGGGGGCGCCGCAGCGTTCGATAAGCCACTGGGGCGCGAGGGCGAGGGCCACGTCATCCACAACGTCGTACCGTCCGCTTCCAACGCGACTTCCTGGAGCGACAACGTAACCCCCTTGGCTTCGGACATCGAGAGCCGGGGCAAGAGCACCGACGCTTTGGCGCACGGGTGCCCCACCACGATAATAGTGGTGCCATCCGCCAGTTGGTGTACGAACGCGAAAGGTAGGGGGCAATGTCCATCCTTCAAGTTCAAGTTGCAGCACGTCGTCGTCTCCATGCTTGTCTCCTTTGTTGTCTACGTCCACCACCAGCAACGCCTGGTTGTCGCCGTAGCGCGTGGTTGAGATCCCGATGTTCGCGTCCGGATACTGCGTCCACCACTGTGTAATGGTCGCCTCGTCCTGCGTCGCACGTTCGGGGAACTGTTTAATGAGCGGCTGATCTTTACGGCCCGGCGCGAGCGGGAAGACATGAAATCCTCGTGCCGCGAGTGCGAGGGCTTGATCTCGAAATGTCATGCTCGACCCCTTTCCCATTGATCGGCGCACTCACGGCAGCAGAACCGCCGGCCGCCCGTGACCGTGATCTCGCACACCCAGCACCGCCCGTTTCCCGGCGGGATCGGCTGAGGTTTTGGCCGCCGCGCGATGATCTCCTGCAACTGCGCCTCCGCTTCCTCGTTCGCGTCGTCGATGTCATCCATGCCGAGTCCGTCCTTTCGCGAGGTCGTTATCCCTTACGGTATCGTTTGCCACACCACCCCTCCGTTGCGATAGGCAACCCGACCGCCCATGGGGGCGCGGTAGCCATGTCTTTAAGAAACGCTTGCAGCGTTACCCGGTCGTAGTTTCCCTCGGCTACAATCTCGTCATGAATGGTGAACGTAATGTCATGACCGTGCGAAGTGAGCAAGACCATACTGTGCGCCAACACGTCCCGCGCCACGGCTTGCGTGATGTTTTCCGCCAGCTTGCCGCCGTAGGTGTGCGTCTCTTCCCACTTGTTGGTCAACCCATCGACGTGCCTGTAATGAATCTGCTCTTTCATCTCGCCCCAGGGTGTTTCGATCGCTTTCAATTTAGGATAGGGATATGTGAGCATCCGTCCGCTGGGCAGTCGGCAGAACAGGAACGAACCCTTGGATATGAACGCCACGTTCCGCGCCGTCACCTTCTCGCCGGGGTGGCCGACCGCTTCCGCGGCCGCCCGTTCCAGCGCGTACCAATACGCGACGATGTTCGGATGGGCTTCACGCCACAGCGTCTTGATCTCGTTCGCCCGCTCATCCGAGACTTTCACCCCATACCCGCGAGCCATGGTTTGAAACGCGCCCACGCCGCCTTGATAGCCGAGCGCCAATTCCTGCACTTTACCGATCTGCCGCTGGTCCTTCGTGACCTCCCCCACCGGCACCCGAAAGGCTTTCGAGTAGGAGAGCTTGTAGATGTCCGGTCCCTGCCCCGCGTCGAAGTCGCGGAATGCTTGTAATTTCCACTCCTCCCCCGCCAGCCAGGCCAGGACGCGGCCCTCGATGTTGGCGAAGTCCCCGGCAACCAGCGTGCGCCCGGGGGCCGCGCAAATCAGGCCCCGCAGGCAATCCGATACCACCGACATCGGCTCCCCGATCATCATGTCGATGCGCTCGATCGCGTGCTCGGGCGTGGCCCCCGGAAGCAGCGTATCGAGCACGTATTCGATCTCGTGTTGCCCGATCTTCGGGCGGGGCATGTTGTGGGGCTGGACCCGCCGCCCCGCCCACCGGCCGGTCCCGGCACCGTGGAACTGCATGGTGAAGCGGATGCGGCTATCGTCGCTCGCCGCGTCGCGCATGCGGTTTAGTTTAGCTGTGGAGGTCTTCGCGTACTCCTGACGGATTCGTAGGACAGCCCGAACGTGAGCAGGCAGCGTGTCGAGGGACAGTAGACTGACCACATCGGATTTTGCCAGCCCGTCAAGCTCCACTCCTTGATCTCCGACCCATCGGGTAAGGGCTGCGACTTCCGCAGGACTCCCCACCGCGCCGGCGGTGAGGCGTCGAATGTCGCCTTGGAGACGTTCTTGCTCGCGCTTAATAATCTCCATCGCAGAAATAATCGACGGTTGATCGAGGTAAAGGCCGCGTGTGTTGATCGCATAGTCCAACTCCCATAGCTGTTGTTCGGACGGCGAGAGCGGCAGCAAGCGTTTGGCGATCGCTTGCTCCACTCGCACATCCTGCTTGCAATACTCATAGAGCCGATGCCGTTTGTCTTGGTCATCCCACCACAACGGATCGCCCAGCACGTCGAACCCCCGAGGGCGGGACATCTGCAACATGAGCCGCGCTCCCGCTCCGTCCTTGCGCGTATCGATCCCGAGCGCGGCGGCCGCTTTGTCCAGCGATCCCGGCAAGGACATCGCATATGCTTGGCTCATACTGCACCGCACCTGGCTCGGTTTCAGTTCCGGCCAGCCGTAGCGCGGTACGAGAATATGATTCCAAATCTGCAGTTCAAACGCGGCGTTGTGCGCCGCGACGAGGCCACCGTCCTTCACATAGCCGAGTAGCGTGCCAGGGCCTTGTCCAAGTGTACCGAACATGCCCTCAATGACTTGCGGTTCCTCATCATCGAACGCCCACGCCATGCACCAGGCATCGGTGCTTGGGTGGGTCGCATATTTGTGGGTGCCTACTTCGGGCAGTTCCAACGCGGATCGCGTCTCGAAGTCAATATGGAGCATCATGCCGTACCTGTTAAAAAGTGTGCCGTGCTTTGCCACGTCGCAGGCAACAAAAAAGGGCCGGTCCCGAAGGACCGACCCATCGCCCCCGTCCTAGTCGAACAGACTTCCGGCGGATTGCGCGGCCATGTCGGCCGCCACCGCCTCGAAATCATCCTGTGCGCGGGTCTTCCCGCCGCCCAGCGGCTCCCCGTCGTCCATCTTCTGCACGTTGTTCAAGCCGAACGAGACGCCCTGGTTCCCCTTCTGGTTGTAATAGTAGGGGCGCACCGAGGCGCGGGCGTACATCCCGGCATAGACATGCTGGGGCTCCAGAATCTCCTGGACCTGCTGATCGACCACCGTGGGGCGACTTTTCTCCGCGTCCTGTTTGAACGTCATGAAGATCGCGTCGCCGTCCTCGTACCCAGCGGGGATGCTCTGCTTCCCGCCGTCGTTCTTCCACCGTTCCGAGCACTTCCGAAACGGGTTCCGCAGATTCGTGGGCCACTTGGTGTTATCTGCGCCGAACTTCTCGACAAGGACCGCTTCCGCCGCTTTCTTGAGCGGGGTCAAATCCGTCCCTTTCGGGAAGATCGCGACGATGCTGTACTCCGTCTTGCCGTTCAGATCGTTCTTCTGCGGCTTGAACAGATGCGGGTAGGACGCGCGAAATTTTGGGGTGAGTACCGTTGCCATCGTGAAACCTCCATGCGTGAATCGTGTGCCAGGGCTGTTGAATCGGCCGCCCCCTACGCCGTGTTAGTCAAACACCGATGTCCCAATCGCTGTGAACTCCTGCGTGGCGCTCATCTTTACCGCCGGGCGCGTGTCGGATTCCTCCACGACCGTATGTCCGGCGCTGACGGATTCGATGAACGCCTCGACCAGCTTGGCGCCTTTCTTCCCCAGCGACTTTTCCAACTGCGCCGGCGACCGGAGCGCCAGCGGCTCGTAGATCGCCTTGTCGGGATGCCCCGCCGCTTTCAACGTGTGGATCGCGGCGGCTTCGTCCCGCCATTGCCGGGTGGGCCGCTTCGCCACCAGCTTGTAGCCGGGAATCTCGCCGCCCTTCTCCAGCACTTCGTAGGCGAACTCGTCGATCGTTTTGAGCCACGCCTTCACAATCGCCCGCTGATCGAGCGCCTGCTTCAACGCGGCCCCGTCGAACGTGCCGTCCACCTGCCGGAATTCCTGCTTCGCGATCGCCGTCGCACGGGCGGCCAATTCCGGACACACCCGCGCCGCGGGGCACCACCGGCAATGCTCCCCCGGCACCAGCGGGGCCGCCGGATCTTCCGTCGCTTTCGCGTACCGTTGGAGATCCGCCATGAAATCGAGCAAGTCCAAGGCCCCCATCGTCACCGACCGGATCGGCCCCTCTTGCGCCTCATAGCGGGGCTGGACGACCGTGAGTTGCACCGTCACCGCCGGCAACCCGAGATCCACCAGCGCCCCCAGGCCGTAGTACATCAACTGGGGGTTGTCCCGCACCGGCACATACACGCCCTGGCCGTGCTTGTAATCGATCACTTCCAGGTGTTTCGTGTCGGCATCCCACACCACGCAGTCCGCCGTTCCGAAGCAGCCCGGGTGCACCTTCGACAGATCGAACTTGTGCTCGATGTAGCAGGTGGCCCGCGCTTGCTTGGGCTGGATATAGCCGACATACACTTGCACGGCGTCGTGCATGTCGTTATCGACGAACTGCGGCTTCGTCCCATTCACCAGCCAATCGGCGGCCAGGCTATGCGCCAGCGTTCCCTCTTCCGCATAGGCGGAGGAGATCGACGGGATGCCCTCGGACAGCCGCACGGAGCCGGGACACTGGCTCCACCGGTCCATCGAGGACGCGCCTATTTTGGAATGCGCCGTGGTCATGCCGCGCACCGTTCAACCAGGGCGTGATAATCCTGATCCTGGACTTCGCTGATCTTCTGACAGGGCTCGCCCCGGACGCTCTTGAATTGGCCGATCAATTCCCGGACCTTGAGGATCCCGGCCTGGGGATCGCCGTCCTGCCGCTTGGCGAACTCCTGGAGCGCCCCGCGCACGTCTTCCAGCGACAGCTTCTTCTTGGGTTTCTCCGCCGGCTTTTTCTCTTCCACCACGGGCTCGGCCGCCGGGACCTCGGGGGCCTCGGGGCTCTCCTCCACCGCAGCCGCCTTGCGGGGACGACCGACCGGCCGCTTCCCGCCGCGATCCTGCGAGGGCTCGCTGGTCTGCACCGACTCCCCCACGGGAACGGACCCGCCGCCCACCAGCCCGGCTTGTTGAATCATCCGGACAATCTCGTCCATGTTCTCGCCCTCTACCGTAATCCTGATTACTCCCATACTGATGCCTCCTGTGTGCCTTCGACGGTGGGTGGGGTAGCGGGAAGATCGAGCACCGTCAAATCTCGCGTCTTCCGTCTCAACACATGATTGACCCGTTCATCCAGGGTCTCCGCCGTCGAACACACCCTGACCCGAACGGGTTTGGTTTGCTTCAAGTGATGCACGCGCATCGCCGCTTGCGCGTTGTCGCCGGGAACCCACGACATTTCCGCGAACAGCACCTCGGACGCCACGCTCAAATCGATGGCGACCCCGGCGGCGAGGATCTGGCCGATAAACACCCGGCACCGGCCCTTCGTGCGGAACTCATGCGCCAGCCGATCCCGCTTCAACGGGGGTGTGCCTCCGAAGACGCTGACGGGATGGAACTTCGCCAGCCGCTCACGCAGGTCATGGATCACGTCCTTGTGCCACGCGAAGATGACGATCTTGTCGTAGTCCCCGCGCTCCAATTCTTCCGCGACCATCTCCGCGATGGCGGGGGTTTTCGACAGCCCGACATACCGGCGACTATCGATGGACTTCGGCCCTTGCAGCGCCCCGAGGGCGTGCGTGAAATCGTCCCCGGCTTGCGCGACCTTGAGCATGGCGTCCACCGCCGCGCATTGCTCCAGGATCTTCTGCTCGTAGTAGCTCCACGACTCGATCTTCAGCCCCACCATCGGCCACCACCGATTGATGTCCACCGGCCGGGCTTCGACCGCGACCGGTATAAACTCCACGGGGGGTAAGGTACTCACCACATCCTCCAACAGCCGTCGTAGCGTAAACGGAGCGAGCAGACGGCTCAGTTGCTCGGCCCGCTGACTGCCTGTAACCCGGATTTGATTGTATTCATCACGATACCAGTGACAGAATTGATCCAGAAACGCCTCGTAACTCCCCGTCCAGAGCCCCGCCGTTTTGACGTGGGTGTACCACTCCCCGTAATGGTTCGGCGCCGGGGTTCCCGAGAGCCGCCAGCACCGCGCCCCTTTCGCCAGGGCATAGGCCGCGCGGGTGCGCTGCGTCGTCGGCTCTTTGAGATAGTGCGCTTCATCGAGCACCACCACGTCCCATGTCTGCGATGCGAGCTTGGAGTTCACGGAGTTCCGGATGGCTAAGTCGTAAGAGACAATGGAGATAGTTCTCCAGTCGGATGAAGGCGTCGAGGTCAGCCACACGCAGACATTCCGCTCGCGCGGCGAGAACCTGGCGAACTCGCGGCCCCAATTCGTTCGGGCAATGCTCGGACATAGTACCAGTATCCTTTCCGCCTGGATGAGATCGCAGGCTCGTATCACGGCGGGGGTTTTCCCCACCCGCATTTGATCGGCGAGAAACGCCTGCCGCCGTTGCGCCAGCCAGGCCGCGCTCACCTCTTGGTGCGGGAGCAGCGGGACCGGCCCGTCGTCCACGTTCAGCGCGACACCCCGCGCAATCGATCCGCCACCAGCCGGGCATAGCCCGCGATGTCATCCCAGGAATCCAGATAATTCGGATCGCCGTTGATGATGCGCCCGATCTTATGCGCGATCATTTCGAGGGCTTCTTGCTGGTCGTCGGCCAACTTCGCGCCGCCCGCCCGCGAAAACATCGCCCGCTTCACGGCTTGCGTGATGGCGGCGTGCCCGGTGAACGGCCCGTAGGTTTTGCCCCGATCCTCGAGGATCGCGGTCGTCTGATCGGTCTGCGGCATGCTCTTGTCCGTCATCATCCCTCCTCTGTGTTTATCCATTCCGATGCTGAAAGCCCATCGGTCGTCTTCACATTCAGGAGATCGTACGGCACAGGGAATACACCTTTTGCCAGCCCCCAGCACACTAGCTTAAAGGCGTCTCGTTCAGACTTGGGGTTTTGTGCCCATTCGTTCAGCCCCTTCCGCATGGCATCGAATTGCCAATACGCCGATTCAATCGCCTCATCAATGGTTTGCTCTGCTAACCGCGTCACCGGCTTCCGTTGTGTGTCGTCCATCATTGCGTTCCTCCTTGTGTGGGGACGGGCCGGATTGGGTACCGGCGAGCGTCCTGTTTCTTGACTTGATCCGCGCCTTGAGCCGACGAATGCCCTTGTGCGCTCCTGCCAGATCCCGCATGGCTTTCAGCGCAATCGTTTCCCGCAACTGGTTCTGGAAGAGCCGGTCTTTATCCCGACTCTCCAGCCACTCGATATGCCGTTTGAGCTTCTCAAGGGCTGACCACGGCCAGATCATCCTGTACGCTCCTTCTCCAGAATTTTGATCCACGCCTCCGCCTCGCTCAGGGCCAGCGCGGCAATCCGGTTCGTCTCCTCAGCCGCCTCCAGCCTGCCGTCCATGGCATAAATATGCCCCTGTAGTAGGGTGAGTGTGGTTGTGGTGCCAACATCGTTCTTGTGCTGTTCGTACAGCCCAAGAAAGGCCAACTCGATCTGCCGATCCGTGAGCAGCGCCCGTTGTGCGTCGGTCATGTATCCTCCTCCGGCTCTAATACCCCTCCCGCCTCGCCAACAACGCCAGGACGGTACAGTACGCATAGTGCATGCCAGCCTGAAAATCGTAACTCATATTCATCAGTTCTCGCCGATCCATCTTCTCCACCGCCCGCACCACCGCCGCATGCTCACGGCGCAGGAGCCTCAACACTTCCGCCGATGCGTAATGCGTCCTGTTCTGCACCGCCCGCTCAAACCGATCCGGCTGCTTTGCCATTCTGCGCCTCACATATCGCCAACATCTGCTCAATCGCCGCCCGCACCGCAGGCCAGTCCTCCGTTGTGATGCCAATTTTCTGCTCGCCTTCGTATGCGGTCTGCGAGACGGTCACGTACAGCCCAGACCCTTCGTCCTCCAGGGCTATCGTCGTGGCCGTCTCCCCGAAGATCGCATCGTTGACTTGCTTCACGATTACCGCCTTTGTCAGCATTCCATATTTTGCCTGTTCGCTCATCATGCCCCCTTTCGTGCGCCTCGCGCCGTGGCCCGCCCACGCCTCTTTCATCGGATGGGCGGGCTCCGGGCTCCGCTACCCCGTCGTCAGTCGGGGGCCGCTTGATCGCGGCGCGGAATAGTGCGCCCCATACCACGCCAGCAACGCGGCCTCCGCCCGGCCGTCGTGTTTCTTGAGCGGCCAATAATGCGCGTGGGCCGGCAAGAGTTGACTCGCTTTATGCTGACAGCCGACCTTATCCGCGCTGAGGCCCATCTCTTTCTTCCATCGTGCCGGCGCGACCACATGGAGGGGGATCTGATAGGCCAGCAGCGCGGCGTGAATCGCCCCGCAGACATACCCGAAGCGAAACGCGCTCGTGATGCCCTGCTTCGGCAGCGCGTGGGGGTCCTCCACCCAGGCCACGACATCCGCGGGGGGCAGGTGGGCGTCCAGCCAATGCAGGAGTGCCGGAATGTGCAGTTCGGTGCGGGGCTTGCCGTTGGACAGCCGGCGCGTGGTGGTGGGCATATCCGCCACGAGGAGCGTGTGCTGCTCGGGATGATAGAGCGCCAACGCCCCCGTGAAGCCGGGATCGACCCCCAGGACGATCATCGCGAGCCCCCCAGGCTCACGAGATCCAATTTCGCTCCGCACGCCACGGCTTTGTCATGCACCAGGAATTGCCGGCACCATTGCTCGCGTATCTCCACGCTCCGGGTTCGCACGGTCCGCACCGCCACCCCCTCCAGCCGGTATTGCACGACCCATTCACGCTCGATCCCATCGAAGTGTACGCAGACCATGTTAGACATCCTCCCGTTTTTTCGTGGCTTGTACGGTATCGCCGTTCACCAGTTCCAGGTAGTCATACTGTTGACCGAAGTACGTCATCGCTTGCGCCATGCCTTGCAGCAAGTGATGGATCGCGTGGGGGGCGTGCACATAGTGGGCTTTCGCCGCCGTGGAGATCGCCCCCATGAACGAGGCGAGATTCCGATCGAAGACTTCCGCCGTCGACACGCCCTCGCTCGCCAAGGCCAGGATGTAATAGCCCGGGGTCTTGGCGGGCGTGATCCGCAGATCCAGGCCGGGCAGTTCCAAGCGGGCCGTGAAGGTCCAGGGGCCGGACGAGAGGGTGATGTTGTGCGTGAAGGGGGCGACCAGGCTGGGCGTGACCGTCGGGCTGCCCGAGAACACGATGGGGGTGCGGGTGCTCATGGTTTCATATCCTCCGCCGTGAGCAAGATGCCATGCATACGGGCCGCCAGTTGGATCCCATCCCAGGCTTGGGCCGGAATCCGGCCGTTGCGGACATTGCGACGGCCCGTTCGCCGCTTCCAGAGCCAGCGATAAATGACGCTCGGGCTTCGGTGCATCGAAGGATCAGGCAACGCGGCCAGCGCTTGCGCCAGCCGATAGGGGCCCCCGAACTTCGCCACTACCCGCTCCGCTTGCGTTCGGGGCTCGATCTGGTGCGCCTTCC